GGTATAAGAGACAGCATTTTCCCCGGAGGTAGGTTTGGGCACACCGAACCCGGGTTTCGGATAAGACAGGACGACCTGTGTCGTTGGGGTCTTCTTGCGTTCGTTCCTTTCTACCCAACGAGGGGTACGCAAGTCGTCCTGTCCTACCTGAAACCCGGGTTCGGAAACAGCAAAGGAACCCGGAATAGGAGAGAACTCCGTGGCAAGGGCCAAGAAGTCACCCAGAGGACGGGCCGCCACTCCGGAGCAGCAGGAGAATCAACTCATTTCGCTCGCAGTCCAGCGAGCCGAGGAGATGCTACTGGACGGCACGGCTCCTCCTTCCATCATCACGCACTACCTCAAGCTCGCCACGAGCCGGGAGCGGTTAGAGCAGGAGCGAATCAAGGCTGAGAACGACATGCTCAAGGCCAAAGCCGACGCTCTGGCGGCCTCAGCACGAGGGGAGGAGGCCTACAAGGAGGTTCTCGAGGCATTCAAGTCCTACGCCGGAGGAGGTGTGGGTCTTGAGTCGGATTCGGACCTTCAGTGAACTCTCTCGCATCGAATCTTTCGAGGAACGGTACGAGTACCTACGTCTCAACCAGGATCCAGGAGATCAGACCTTCGGTTTCGAACGGTATCTGAACCAATCCTTCTACCACTCGACCGAATGGCGTCAAGCAAGGCAGAAGGTTATCCTTAGAGACGACGCATGCGACCTCGGGGTCCCGGGTCACGACATCTACGGTAAGATTCTTGTTCATCACATGAACCCGATTCGGCCCGAGGACCTCGAGGGAGAGTTCAATCCTGACATCCTCGACCCCGAATACCTGGTCTGCGTGCGACACGACACACATAACGCGATTCACTTCGGCGACGCGAGCCTGTTACCCAAGCCTCTAGTCGAGAGAACGCCGAACGACACGATACCCTGGAGGTGACCGTGGCTGATTCGATATTGAATGACATCAAGAAGGCTCTCGGTATCACCGAGGATTATACGGCTTTCGACCAGGAGATTATTCTCCACACTAACACGGCGCTCATGTTCGCAGAGCAGATCGGTCTGCCCCCGTTCAAGATCGCCGGAAAGACAGAGACCTGGGATCAGTACCTCAACGGCATCACGAAGAACGTAGAGGCTGTCAAGACGTACCTGTATCTGCAAGTGCGGCTTGTATTCGATCCGCCGGCTAACTCTTTCGTCGTGACGGCGATCGAGAAGCAGCTTCAGGAGTACGCCTGGCGTATTAACCTGCAGAAGGAGACTCCATGAGCGACCAACTCATGCACTACGGGGTCAAGGGGATGCGCAAGGGCGCTCGAAAGAGCCGTGAGCAGCGGAATGCTGAGCGTCGCGCCAAGTATGAGGCCAAGCTCAAGGCTAAGTATGGCGATCACGACATCGCTACGATCGAGGCCTTCATCAAGAAGCGCAAGGCGCAAGCAAAGGCAGCCAGGGACTGGCGTCTTGGTAACCAGCGCAACCGTCAGCTCACTGCTACTGAGCGTCGAGAGAAGTACTATAACGAACTCGACACCGGCCAGCTAGGCAAGACCTACGCAACCGATGCGACTCTCGCTGAAGCCGCTCGTAGGTACTACAAGAAGGGGCATAACAAGCGAATGGGCCATTCGGAGCTGATGCATTACGGCGTCAAAGGCATGAAGTGGGGGGTTCGTCGCCGTGCTCGTCGTGACGCCAAGGAATTCACCCAGGCCAAGATGTACTACGGCGAGGGTGCCGGCAATCGGCGGAAGCTGATCAAGGCAACGGTCAAGGCCCGCTCGAAGGATCCGTTCTACAAGAGCGAATTCGACAAAGCTGTCGCCAATACCGACATGTCTAAGCGAGCTTCTCAGGCTCGAAGGCAGCGTGGTCGGAAGAACGCCCGCAATTCTGCGGGTAAGACGGTTCGCGGCGTCGGTAACATCGCCACAGGGAACGTCGGTCGGGCCGGAGGTGCTCTGGCGCTCGGTTATCTGGGGTATCAGGGGGCTAAGGCTGCCGGGATCGCTCCCACCGAGCGAGAGCTGCTCACCAAAGCCGCTAAAGGGGCGAGGAAGATCAAACGAGTCGTTAAGCACGACGACGTTCTCGCTCACTATGGTGTCAGGGGCATGCGCTGGGGAATCCGCAAGTCTCGCATCAAGGGTGCGAAGCGGTGGACTTCCAAAAAGCAGGCCAAAATAGATGGTATGTCTGATGATCAGCTCAGGCGGGTCAACAACCGCCTCCGGCTGGAGAAGGAGTACCGTCAGCTGACCCAGACTCGGATGGAGCGCTACCGCGCCAAGGCGGGGAAGGTGGTCGAGGAGGCCGCAGCCAACACCCTGCAGAATGCACTTCAGAAGAACCTTAAGAAGGCGGCTAGCCTAGGTGGATCCGCCGCTATCAAGGGCGCCAAACGGTTCAAACAGTAGGACTATGACATGACTGACAATCTGTTCTTCATCGACGAGGACGAGGTCCTCGCGCACCACGGCGTCAAAGGCATGAAGTGGGGCGTTCGCAAGCAGCGAGCCGCTTCTGGAGGCGCTGGTTCAACCAAGAAGCGCAAGGGGCTCTCCCGCAAGCAGAAGGCTGCCATCGCCGGCGTTCTCGGTACGGCTGCCGCCGCTGGTGCTGGGTACTACCTCCACAAGTCGGGCAAGGGCAAGAAGATTGCTGCTCTGGCCAAGAAGCATGGAGCCTCCGCCAGGGACTTTGCTAAGGGTAAGGGCCGTAATCTCGGAGCACAGGCTCGAGTCAAGCAGGCTCAGGCCAAGCGGTTCGCTAAGACTCAGTCAGCCAATGCTAAGAGTGCGGCCGAGAAGCTGAAGACCACCAAGGCCGGCAAGTATGCCGAGGCAACCCGTCTCGCTGCCAATGCAGCCGCATTCAAGACTGGTAACGCAGTCAAAGGTGCCGGCTACAAGGCCAAGACCCAGGCTTGGAAGGTTGGTAATAAGGCACGCAAGGCGGCTGAGGGCGGCGTTGGCGGTGTGAAGTCTTCGGCCGGCATGGCAGCCCGTTCGGCCAAGGCTGCGGCTGGTAAGGCGGCAGGGGCGGCTAAGTCTAAGTTCGGCAAACAGGCCGCTAAGGCTCCCGGTAAGGCGCTTTCGACTCATGTTGTTCAGCCCGGTAAGGGCGTCGGCTACAGGAAGCTCGCTACCACCGGAACTAAGGTCGTGAGGCCCAAAGGCTCCGCCGCTGACAAGCTCGCCAAACGTGCAGCCCTCGGACTAGGAGTCGGAATAGGCGCTAATGCGGCCGCAGCGGCAGCGGGCGCGGCTATCAACCGAAGGGCCGCTAGCGGCAAGAAGGGCGGACGCTCTAGGAAGCGCCGTCGCTGACCATGCTCTCTAATACCGCTACCCCGCGATATTACGCCGAGTTCAGAGACGATGTCCTCGCAGGTCGTATTCCGATCTGCAAGGAGATCGAGATGGAGATGAATAGGATCGATGATCGGATTCGCAATCCCGGCTTTTATTACGATAGCGACGCTGTGGAGGGGTTCATCCGCTTCGCGGAAGCGGAGATGACTCTGACCGACGGGTCCGATCTTCGACTCCTACCAAGCTTCAAGCTCTGGGCTGAACAGATCTTCGGATGGTGGATCTTCACCGAGCGATCGGTCTACGTCCCGAACAAGACGAAGGCCGGCGGCCACTTCGAGAAACGCCGGGTGAAGCAGCGCCTCATCAACAAGCAGTACATAATTGTCGCCCGAGGCGGGGCGAAGTCTCTGTACGAAACCCTCCTCCAAGCCTACTTCCTCACAATCGACACGTCGACCACCCACCAGGTGACGACGGCGCCGACGATGAAGCAGGCCGAGGAGGTCATGCAGCCCTTCCGCACCGCCATCACAAGGGCCAAGGGTCCCCTGTTCGATTTCATGACTCAGGGGTCTCTCCAGAACACGACCGGAAGCCGCGCTCTCAGGCAGAAGCTCGTCCCCACCAAGAAGGGGATCGAGAACTTCATGACCAACAGCCTGCTCGAGGTTCGCCCCATGTCAATCGACAAGCTACAGGGCCTTCGCACCAAGATGAACACGGTGGACGAGTGGCTCTCGGGCGATATTCGTGAAGACGTGGTCGGTGCCATCGAGCAGGGGGCGTCCAAGGTCGACGACTGGCTTATCTTGGCGGTATCCTCTGAGGGTACCGTCAGGAACTCGGCGGGCGACAACATGAAGATGGAGCTCCTCAACATTCTTCGAGGGGAGTACTCAGATCCACATACGTCCATCTTCTACTACAGGCTCGACGATCTCAAGGAGGTCGGGGATCCGTCGACCTGGTTGAAGGCCCAGCCCAACCTCGGCGCTACAGTCTCCTACGAGACATACCAGCGTGACGTAGAAAGGGCGGAGCATGTGCCTGCGGCTAGGAACGACATCCTGGCCAAGAGGTTCGGCATCCCCATGGAGGGGTATACATACTTCTTCACCTACGAGGAGACCCTGCGGCACAACCGTCAGGACTTCTGGGGGATGCCTTGCTCTATCGGCGTCGACCTATCGCAGGGCGATGACTTCACCGCCTTCACATTCTTGTTCCCCCTCAGCCGAGGCAGGTTTGGCGTCAAGACGCGCTGCTACATTTCCGAGCGCACCATGCTGCGCCTCCCTGGAGCCACTCGTCAGAAGTACGAGGAGTTTCTGCAGGAGGGCTCGCTCATGGTGCTCGAGGGTACGGTTCTTGACATGATGAACGTCTATGAAGACCTCGAGGCGTTCATCGCGGGCTGCGAGTACGACGTGCGTTGCCTAGGCTTTGACCCGTACAACGCCAAGGAGTTCGTGACTCGCTGGGAGAACGAGAACGGACCGTTCGGCATAGAGAAGGTGATCCAGGGAGCCCGGACCGAGTCCGTGCCTCTTGGGGAGATCAAGGACATGGCTGAGGATCGCAAGCTCCTATTCGACCAGTCCATGATGACCTTCACGATGGGGAACGCCATCACCCTGGAGGACACCAACGGGAACCGCAAGCTCCTGAAGGCCCGACGGGAGAACAAGATCGACTCGGTCGCCGCCCTGATGGACGCCTGGGTCGCTTACAAACTCAACAAGGACATGTTCGACTAGGAGGTGAAGGACATAGGACTGCGAGATAGACTACAGCACGCCTACAACGCCTTCACTGGCAGGGACGTCGACCGATCGAACCTCGGTCCTTCCTACAGCGTACGGGCCGACCGGCTCGCGCTCGGATGGACAGCCGACAAGTCGATCATCTCGTCGCTGTTCAACATGATCGCCATCGACGTGTCCGCCACGCCGATCCGACATGTTGACACAGCTCAAAATGGAACGTTTGTTGGCGTTCGGCGGTCAGCCCTGAACGACTGCCTGATGCTGGAGCCCAATATCGACCAGAGCGGCCGGGCCTTCATCCAGGATGCCGTGCTGTCCCTGTTCGACGAGGGCGTCATTGCGATCGTTCCCGTCGAATCGGACCTGGACCCGAGGACCAACAATAGCTTCGACATCAAGCAACTGCGAGTCGGGCGAATCACACAGTGGTTCCCCGAGCAGGTCGAGGTGGAGGTCTACAACCAGGCTCGCTCGACTAAGCAGCGGGTGATCCTGCCGAAGCGCACCGTCGCCATCATCGAGAATCCTCTCTATGAGGTGATGAACAAGCCGAACTCGACCCTCAAGCGACTGAGCCGAAAGCTCTCCATGCTGGACCTGGCCGACGAGAAGACGTACACCGGTAAGTTGGACATCATCATCCAGCTCCCCTATGTCGTCAAGACCGAAGCCATGCGCCAGCGGGCAGAGAACCGCATCCAGTCCATCGAGGATCAGCTCGGCAAGGGCGGACATGGGATCGCCTACACCGACGGTTCTGAGAAGATTACTCAGCTGAACCGCCCGGCGGAGAACAACCTGCTTGACCAGATCAAGTTCCTCACCGCTGAGCTCATGAGTCGACTGGGTATCTCGGAGGATGTCTTCAAGGGCACTGCGACAGAGATCGTCTGGACGCACTATTGGAACCGGGCTGTGGAGCCTGTACTCTCGGCACTCGCCGACGGGATGAGCAAGGCCTTCCTCACAAAGACCGCGCGCACCCAGGGCCAGGCCGTGCAGTACATCCGCGACCCGTTCAAGAACGTTCCTCCGAGCCAGATCGTCACGTCTCTGGACACCATGCTCAGAGACCAGGTCATCACGCCGAATGAGGCACGTACGAGGATTGGTCTTCCACCGTCCCCGAACGAGCAGGCGGATCAGTTGCAGAACCCGAACATCAACCCTCAGATGGGTGATACCTCCCTGGACGGCGAGGGGGATATTCCGGACTCCGGTCCTGATGTTCAGTCAGTGCTCAGCATGCCGATGAGTCAAGTCAGAGGAGAAGGATGAAGTTCGACTTCAGTGGCTGGGCCACTAAGAACGACCTGACCTGCTCCGACGGACGCACTATCAAACATAATGCGTTCAAGGAGAATGACGGCCAGCGCGTGCCGCTTGTATGGCAGCATGGGCACAACGCCGTCGACAACGTTCTCGGGCACGCACTGCTCGAGAATCGGGATGAGGGCGTTTACGCCTACTGCGCTTTCAACGACACTCCTGGCGCCGAGAACGCCAAGGAGCTCGTGAAGCACGGAGACGTCAAGGCTCTCTCGATCTACGCCAACCGCCTCGACCAGCGAGGGGCTGACGTTATTCACGGCAACATCGTCGAGGTTTCCATGGTCCTGTCCGGGGCCAACCCGGGCGCCTTGATCGACAACGTTGCTCTGGAGCACTCGGATGGTTCATGGACCGAGTCCGAGGACGAGGCCGTTATTTATTCCGGTCTCACGCTCTCGCACGATTCCGGAGAAACAACGGAGGACACAGAATCCATGGACGAAGACGAGGTTTACGACGAGGACGACCTCACGGTCGCCGATGTCCTCGAGACCCTCGACGAAGACCAGCGTCTGGCTGTTGCGGCCCTTATCGAGGAGATCAGCGGTGACGTTGATGACGAGGATGAGGACTTCGACGAGGACGAAGAGTTCGATGAGGACTATGACGACGAAGACTACGATGAGGACGCCGAACACGGCGACTTCGGGGGTGATACTCTGATGCATTCCAACATCTTCGAGGGCGACGCTCGTGCCGTTATGGGCCCGCACCTCTCTCACGCCGATGAGGAGCAAATCTTTGCTGAGGCTCGCCAGCCCGGCATGACGCTCCGCACCGCTGTCCTGACTCACGCCGCGGACTACGGTATCAAGAACCCGGAGCTGCTGTTCCCGGACGCCACCAACCTGGACCCGGAGCCCCAGCGCATCATGCGCGAGAACTCTTGGGTTTCCAAGGTTCTCCAGGGGGCCAAGCACTCGCCGTTCTCCCGTGTCAAGACCCAGTGGTCCAACCTGACCGCTGACGACCTGCGGGCCAAGGGTTACGTCAAGGCCAGTCGCAAGAAGGACGTCGTCTACGAGGTCGCCAACCGGAAGACCGAGCCGACGACCGTTTACAACAAGACAAAGATCGACCGTGACGATGTCCTCGACATCACCACGTTCAACGTCGTTGCCTGGATGCAGCAGAACCTTCGCCTGGCCCTCGAGGAGGAGCTCGCACGCGCCGTCCTGATTGGTGACGGACGTGAGGTGTCCAACCCCAACAAGATCAAGGAGAGCAACATCCGTCCGATCTGGAAGGATGACGAGCTGTTCTCCCACAAGGTCCTGATCGACAAGGACGCCAAGACCGAGGACATCATCGACGTGGTTCGTCGGTCCCGGAAGTTCTACAAGGGCTCCGGTATGCCGGTCCTGTTCACCACGAACGCCTTCGTCTGCGACATGCTCGAGATCAAGGACATCAACAAGCGCTACATCTACGAGACCAAGCAGGCCGTTGCTAACGCCCTGAACGTCTCGGATGTCATCGAGGTGGAGGTCATGGAGGGCGCCAAGCGCGAGGTCGCCGGCAAGACCCAGAACCTGCTCGGCATCATCGTCAACATGCAGGACTACACCCTGGGTGCTGACAAGGGCGGCGAGACCTCCTTCTTCGAGCAGTTCGACATCGACTTCAACCAGCAGAACTATCTGTTGGAGGCTCGGTGCTCGGGCTCGCTGACGAAGTACAAGTCCGCGATCGTCATCGAGAAGGCTACGGCCTGATCCGGTCAAAATGGCAAGATTCTTCGGAAGCATAGGTTACGGACACGCCGTCGAGACAGCGCCGGGAGTGTTCGAGGACAAGATCACGGAGAGGGAGTACTATGGGGACGTGAACCGTTCCCAGAAGCAGTACGACAGCGAGCCGAAGGTTCTCCAGAATCTCCGACTCAACAACGAGATCTCCATCGTGGCCGACTCCTACGCCGAGGAGAACTTCTTCGCCATCAAGTATGTGAGGTGGATGGGGGCGCGCTGGGTCGTCACAAACGTGGAGGTCCGCCGCCCCCGTCTCATCCTCAACCTCGGAGAGGTGTACAATGGCCCAACGCCTTGAGTTCCATCAGAAACTCGTCGAAGCGCTGGGCTCTAGGAACGTCTACTTCCAACCCCCGGAGTCCGTCCAGCTCACCTACCCGTGCATCGTGTACGAACGGAGTCGAGCCGACTCGAAGTTCGGGGACAACACCAACTGGATGTACACGCCGCGTTATTCGGTCACCCTCATCAGTAGGAATCCCGATGAGCCGGTGTTGGATGTCCTGGCAGACATGCCTATGTCCACCTTTGAGAGGCACTTCGTCTCGCACAACCTTCATCACGACGTGTTCAACATCTACCAAGGAGTATAGATGGCAGTCCTTACATGGGACGAGACGGGCAAGAAGTTCTATGAGACTGGTGTGGACCGTGGGGTCCTCTTCCCCGTCAACCCCGCCACTGGCGCTTACAGCAAGGGCGTCGCCTGGTCGGGTCTCACCAACGTGACTGAGACTCCGTCTGGTGCGGAGCAGACCGACCTGTACGCGGACAACATCAAGTACCTCTCTCTGACCTCGGCGGAGACGTTCGAGGGCAAGATCGAGGCCTACACCTACCCGGACGAGTGGCTCCAGTGTGACGGCTCGGCTATTGTCGACAAGGTCGTCATCGGTCAGCAGGAGCGTTCCTCCTTCGGGCTGGCTTACCGCACCATCAAGGGTAACGACCAGCAGAAGAATAACTACGGCTACAAGCTGCACCTTCTGTACGGTCTGGCCGCCTCCCCCTCGGAGCGCTCTTACGGTACGATCAACGACTCCCCGGAGGCGATCACCTTCTCGTGGTCCTTCAAGGGCACCCCGGTGAACGTTACCGACCACAAGCCGACCTGTGTCGTCACCCTCGACTCCAGCGTCATCGGCAAGAACGGCATGACCGCCATCGAGAAGCTGATCTGGGGCGACGGCGCTAACGACGCCAAGCTCCCGACCCCCGACGAGGTCATCGCCGCAGTCAAGGCTGCTGGCTGACAACTCCCACGGACCCCGTGATTCGCTCCGGGGTCCGTGGTGACTTCCAGGGAGGAACGAATGCTGACGATTCACGTCGTTGGGGATGAGCTCTATGACGAGGATCGCAATGAGTTCATCAACGGCTTCGAGGGCGACCTCGAGCTTGAGCACAGTCTCGTCGCTCTGTCAAAATGGGAGTCCAAATGGCACACCCCGTACATCGGCAACGAGAAGCTCACTGAAGAGCAGGTTCTGGACTATATTAAGTGCATGACCCTGAATGACGTCGACCCCGTCGTCTACTCACACTTGTCCATGGACAACGTGAAACGGATCCGAGAGTACATCGAGGACTCGATGACGGCCACTACGTTCGTGGAGTCCGAGGGATCCAGCCCCAGCCGAAACACTATCACGTCAGAGCTGGTCTATTACTGGATGGTTGCTCTCCAGATTCCGTTTGAGTGCCAGCACTGGCACCTTCATCGACTTCTCACACTCATTCGAGTGTGCAACCTCAAGAACCAACCCGACAAGAAGATGTCGACCGCCGCCACGCTTCGACAGAATCAGGCTCTGAACGCGGCGAGACGGGCCAAGTACAACTCGAGAGGTTAACATGCCTGGTGTAACTCCTCTTCTCCACGGTAAAGTTCGAGGAGAGTCCAGTCCGTTCAGTACCGTCTACATCTCCCCAACCAACGGAGTCACCGACGCCTCGATCACCCTAGGAGCGAATCCTGAGTTTGAGCTGGACGTCCCGTTCTACGAGGGATCCAAGGCCCTGGTGCGGGTCGTTCGCAAGGACGGTTCCTCGGATCAGAAGATGATCGACCTCAAGGAGTCCATGTCCGAGAAGGTTGTCTGGTTCAACAACCGGGCTGCCGCTGGGTACGGGACGTTCGACACTGGATGGATCAAGTGCCCTGACGACAACGCCTACGTCTACCGCATCATGGGCGGCATGGTCTACGTCAAGCGCAACAGTGACTGGCAGACTCAGGATCTTAACGGAACGAGGGACGTCAAAGTTGTCGATCTCCCCAAGGAGATCCAGGTTCGAAGCCGGGCAACGTTCGTTCTCCCTAAGGGTGACTACACAGACGACGGATCTATCATCGAGATCTGGCCCGGGGATGCAACAACGCCTCCGCGTGTTCGCGCGCAGCTCAAGGCCAACGGCGCTCGAATCATCCCCGTACTCTTTGCTCCGATCGAGAATCCCAATGGGTGAAGCTTTAGTCACTAATGATTTGTTCTCGGATCCGCTGTGGATTAGTGGCGGAAATCCCGATCGTCCGCGAATAGTCATCACGCTGATACCAATCGATTATTGGGTTCGCGATCTCGAGGCCGTGACGCACACACTCGACGCGGCTCACGAAAATTCTACCATCCATGTCCCAGTAAAGGGTAACGGCTCATCCTTCAAGATTGTCGTAGAGGGTCCGGGATTTCATGAAGAGTATTATCGATACCTGGCGGCTGGCGGTGAGTACTGCTACACTCGGTTGTTCGATTGTACCTACATTCAAGTTGATTCTTTGGTTGAGATGTACCGTGTCAACCGGTCAGTCGTTAGTCGTTGCGTGATTCACTGAAAGGTCAAAATGACTGTATCTCAATACGCAGCTTCCTGCGCCAGGTACTACGCCGACGTCGCTGATGTCGGCTACTCGCAGCCGGATCGTTGGACTTTCTATGATCGGTCCGACTGGGACGGTTGGCTCATCAATCCGCCCGCCAACGCCGACTGTTCGGCTCTCGTCGCCGGCTGTTACAACCTCGCGGCCCACCACGAGTGGGGCGAGCCCTTCACGGCGGGCTATTTCCCTCGGTCAACCTGGACTGGTTCACTTCGGGAGGAGTGCCTTCAGCGCAACTTTGCCGACATCTCTGACTCCTGGACGGGTAACGAGCCTGACGGCGGATTCGAGGTGGGCGATATCGTCTTGTCCGAGGCGGCCTCGGGCGGTAAAGGTCACGTCGCCATAGTAACGGCCATCAACCCGACAGTTCTTTCCGAGGCATGGATCGCTGAGGATGGAAGCATCGACGGGTACATGGGGGACCAGACCGGTGCTGAGGTCCGCTCCATCTACTACAACGACCACCCGTACACCCAATCCGCATCCTGGACCCACTGTCTTCGTCGACGGGACAACCACGGCTCTTCGGCACCCTCGCACGCCGAGTCATCCTCTGGAACCTCCATTCAGCAGGCCGTCCTTCGCGCCGCCGACGTCACCGGGTGTCCCTGGTGGGCTGCTCTCGGCTGCCTCAAGGTGGAGACTGGTGAAGAGGGTGCCAACATCTACGGCCACGACGCCGGAGGTGCCTGCTCGGGCTGGGGCGAGGTCACGGAGCACAACTTCAAGAACTATTTCTGGCCCATCGTCTCTGAGTGGGGAACCTCGAATGGAGTCGGTCCGCTTCAGATCACCTACAACGGGTACTTCATCAACGATCCTGACCGAGCCTGGTGGGATCCGCAGAAGTCGGCCGAGGTTGGTTGCTCCATCCTCAAGGGTCTCATCGATGCTGAGGGCGATTCCTACGAGGACCTCCGCCGTGTGGGGTCTCGCTACAACTCCGGGACCATGTATGGGTCCTATGAAGCGTACGGCGTGCCTTTCTCCGACGCATGCCGCTACTGGTACAACAAAGGCCGTCCGTCTCAGGGCACGAGCGACGGCGGAGAGGAACTCGAAGTGTCATACGCAACCGATCTGCTTTCTGAGATCAAGGACCGCCTCGTCGAGGTTTCCGACCAGACTGGCGCCGGCATCGCCGGTCGTCGTTTCGACGGACCTATCGTTGGTTGGCTGAAGGATATCTCCTACAAGCAGGACCAGATCCTGAAGGCCCTCAACGAGGCCAAGCCGAAGTCTGACGAGGGTAAGTGAGGCCATCGTGCCTTACTGTCACGTCAAAGGAGACATTCCCCCGTTCGCCACACTAACCGTCGATCCCGATGACGGCCCCACCTTTGTTGATACTGCCGGCGAGAACGGTAAGATCGACGGTATGGTGTGGTTCTTCCGCAACACCAACGCTCGTCTCTTCTTGGATGACCAGGGCTGGCCCGCCACCAAGACGGTAACTCTGAGCGAGGACACCGTCGTCGACGTCAGCATCAAGACTAATCGTCCAGCTGGTGGCGGAGGCGGCGGCAACGGGAATGTCCTGATCCTCGGTCGTGAGGAGCAGGTGCCGGCAGGTACTCCTCCGAACACGGTCATCGTACGAAAGGTCTGATCATGGCGTCTCCCATGAAGGGTATCGCGGTCTCCAAGAATCAGGACGAGAAACTCAGTGTTCCGTCGGCTGTTGGCGACTGGGCGCTGCTCGTAGTGGGTGGCCAGTTCGGTAGTATGCGGGATTGTACGCCGGCGGGCTGGACCGGGAAGTACGCCACCAGCGCCAAGCTTCGCTCTTGCACCGTGTCCGTCAAAATGGTTGCAAATCCCACCGACACCCAGAATGTGGCGTGGAAGTCTCCGGATCCGAACCATAACGGACGGCACGTCGCCGCGCTCATCGTGTTTGATGGAACCAAGGTCAAGAGTTTGGTTCCAGGTACACCGAACGAGAGCGCCGAAGGCTGGAAAAACGGGCCATTTCCTCAGCTCACGGGGTTTGTACAGCACGATGTGCCCACCAATCCGCTGGCGACATTTTCGGCTAACGTCGAGTCGGTAACTAATGGCGCCTGGGGAAAGGCTACAGACAACCCCTGGTCGTCAATCGTTGTTGGATATGCTCAGTCAGCGTACATACCACCAACCGACAAGGGCGTATGCGCCCTCTTCAGCGTCGACGTCCGGCTCAAGGAGCAGAACGATTCCCTCGATCCGACTCTCGCTGACGGGTCTAAGATCGGCGTCAACATATGGGATGGTACTCGGGAGACCCCGACCGTCACGATGCGAGCAATTCCGGAGGGCGCCAAGACGATCTCGGAGCTCCTCACGATTCCGCACTTCATCGTCGGGCATCGGGGAGGATCCCAGTCCTGGCCTGAGCACACTGAAATTGGTTACACCCAGGCGGTCGACTACCACGCCCACGCGCTGGAATTCTCGGCCGCTCGCAGCAAGGACGGCGTCTGGTTCGGCTGTCACGACAAGAGCCTGTCGCGCCTCGTCCCGGCTCTGACCAAGAACGCCGACGAGTACACCTGGGCGGAGATCAAGGCCGCGGCGTCGAAGACCCAGTACATGCCGGCGACGATCGATTGGCTGATGGACACGTACTCCAAGAGTCATGTCATCGTCTTCGATCCGAAGCATAAACTAGGGGAGTGGCAGACCGTTTGCGATATGTTCAAGGGCATGGAGCAGAAGGTCATACTCAAATCGTACGGAGACTCCAAGTGGGCGTTCGACGGGATGCGAACACGCGGGTTCAAGACCTGGGGGTATGCATATGCCTCGGACACGACCAAGGAATGGTATCCGAACTTCCTCGCGGGGAAGGTCTGCGATATTCTGTCCATGGAGTTCAATGCTCCCCAGACCACGTGGGATGCCCTGAAGGCCTCGGGTCTTCCGACAGTTGCGCATATTCCCGCCGACGCCGACCAGCTCAAGACCGGATGGTCTCGAGGAGCCATGGGCGCCATTGTGTCAGGTATCGCGGCCGCCTGTGAGAGGGCCGCATGAGTCCGGCGTTCACGCTGGAGATGGATTCGAGGATGGACACAGGGAAGTGGCTCGAGAGACTCAAAGAGGGCCGCTTCTTCGATTTCCTCGACGACTGCGGACAGGCCGGGGTGGCTGCACTAGCTGCCGCTACTCCGGTCAGGTCCGGTTACACGGCATCCAGCTGGTCCTATGAGATCAAGCGGAGCCGCAATCGAGTCTCGCTGGTCTGGAACAACTCCCACGTGGAGCAGGGTGTCCCGATCGCAGTCATATTGCAATACGGGCATGGCACCAGGACCGGTGGCTATGTCCAGGGCGTGGATTATATAAATCCGGCGCTCAGGCCTATATTCGACAGCATCGTCAAGCAGCTTGAAAGCGCGGTGAGAGGCTAGTGGCGTCAATCGAGGAGCGGGTAGTCGCTCTTAAGTTCAACAACGGCCAATTCATGAACGGGGTTCAGGACTCCCTCAACGGAGTCAAGAAGCTCGAGGAGGGATTGGCATTCCGAGGCGGCGTTGAAGGGATCAATCAGGTCTCAGCAGCCGCCAAGAACCTTAATTTCTCGGAGGCCCAGGCGGGTATTGCCGAGACTACGAGCAAATTCTCGGCTCTCCAGTCGATTGCCTTCGGCGCACTAGCCAGCATCGGCGGAAAGATCGCAGAAGTCGGCTCCTCGATGCTCTCGAGCTTCACGGTTCAGCCTCTTATCGATGGTATGAAGGAGTACGAGCTTCAGCTCAACTCAGTTCAGACCATTCTCGCCAACACTGCCCAGAAGGGCGAGACGATCCAAACCGTTAACGCGGCTCTGGACCAGTTGAACACCTACGCGGACCAGACCATCTATAACTTCGGTGAGATGACGTCCAATATCGGTAAGTTCACCGCTGCCGGTATTGGACTGGACGACTCGGTCGCGTCGATTAAGGGTCTGGCAAACTGGGCCGCCGTCGCTGGTGCCAACTCCGAGGCCACCTCGAGGGCCATGTACCAGCTTTCGCAGGCTATGGGCGCGGGGACGGTGAAGCTTCAGGACTGGATATCCCTGGAGAACGCCAACATCGCCACCAAGCAGTTCCAGGACCAGCTGATTCAGACAGCCAAGGTCCACGGCAAGAGCGTCGACGAGATGATCGCCAAGAACGGGTCGTTCAGGCTCTCCCTTCAAGAGGGATGGCTGACCCAGGAGATCATGATGGAGACGCTGAAGCAGATGGCCGGTGAGTACACCGACGAGCAGCTTCTCTCCATGGGATATACCGAGGAACAGGTCGCTCAGATCCAGGAACTGGCCAAGACCGGTATGTCTGCGGCTCAGGATATCAAGACGTTCTCGCAGTTGATGGGCGTTATCGGCGAGGAGCTGGGTTCGTCCTGGGCTCAGTCGTTCCGAATCATCTTTGGCGACTTCGAGCAGGCCAAAGAGCTGTGGACCAAGGTCGGCGCCTTCCTCACGGGTCCGAGCGGCGTCATCACTCAGATGGGCAACGCCCGAAACGCCCTTCTCCAGGGCTGGGCTGACCTCGGTGGCAGGGAGAAGGTCCTCGAGGGTCTCGTTTCCCTGTTCCACGCCATGTGGGATCCGCTGCAGCGCATCGGTCAGGCGTTCTCGCAGGTCTTCAGCGGCCCGTCCGCCGAGGGTCTGTACGCAATGTCTGAGGCGTTCGCAAACTTCATGGCTAAGTTGGTCCCCAGCGAGGCCACGGTCGAGTCGATCAGCAACTACTTCGAGGCGTTCTTCCGGATCGTCAAAATAGGTGTACTAGTCCTCACGGACTTCGCCAAGGTAATCGGATGGATCGCCGGCGGAGCGCTCAGGGGACTGGGCGCCATCATTTCCAACCTGACCGGACACACCGCAGGATGGTCCTCGACACTCAGGGATCATATTGCGGCCGTTCAGGAGTGGTATGACAGCCTGAATGTCGCCGAGAACGTCATCAAGGCCATCACCTGGACGGGCGCTGGCTTGAAGCGTATCTGGAACAACTTCTCCGAGGGGTTCCATGACGAGATTACGCCTAGTCTCAGGCGCCTCAAGGAGGCTTGGGACGGTCTGTGGGAGGCTCTGAGGTCTGCGGGCTCCGGGATCAAGGAAGCCATCGTTGGACCCTTCCGGGAGCTCAAGGAGAGTGCCCAGGAAGTCGGTCAGGCGCTCGGTATCGCCAGTGATTCCACGGATGAGGCCGGCGAGACAGCCGAGGCGAACGAATCCAAGTTCACCAAGCTCAAGAACAAGATCGTCGACCTGTTCGAGTCCGCCTTTAAGAAGTCCTACTTCTGGGGGCAGCACCTGGCTGACCATCTTATTCCGGCGATTGACAAGCTCACCAGCTTTATCAACTGGCTGACCGAGTGCATCAACAAGCAGGCCATCGTCGTCAGCGACTGGTTGACTCCTAAGATGGAGCGACTGGCCGCACTCTACGATGAGGTGTCCACCAAGTTTAGCGAGTGGGCCGAGGCCATGCAGAACGGCCCCGATATTGCTTGGCTGTCGTCCCTTGGCGGTATTCTTTCGTCGTTTGGAGCTGGTGTCTGGGGTGTCCTCAAGAATCTGGCGACTCTGAACTTTGACTTCGACACCCAACCGTTCAAGAAGGCGTTCAGTGACCTCAAGACCCTCATGGGTGAGTATGCCGAGTCTGTCAAGTACGGCTGGAACACCACCAAGGAGTTCATCGCCAACCTTGAGCTCAAAGACAAGGCTACGTCCGGGTGGCATAACTTCGTCAAGCTTATCCACGGCATCGGCAAGGTTCTGTCCACCGTCGGCCACTACGCCGTCATCGCCGCCAAGGCCCTCATCGAGCCGTTCAAGGGCGCATTTGCTGAGCTCAAGAACATGGCCGACAATGGCGACTACGGGGGCATATTCGACGCCATCCTCAAGACGGGCGCTCTGGTTACATTCCTAACGATTGCCCGGAATGTTATCAACACCTTCAAGGAGTGGGGCAAAGCCGGATCCAACTTCGCTGGAATTCTCGGCAGTGTCAAGGACGTCATCGACGGATTCAAGGAATCAATGGAGGCTACGACCGCCAAGGTCAAGGCCACCACTGTCCTTATTCTCGCCGGAGCCGTTCTCGTTCTGGCCGCTGCGCTCTGGGTCGTCGCCCAGATCCCGGCAGGTAAGATTGTGGCCGCTGGCGCAGCTCTATATTTCATGTTCAACATGCTCAAGAAGGCGGAGGACGAGTTGTCTAGCGCCGGAGAGGGCAAGGACACGAAGGGGCTCGCCAAGCGAATGCTGGCGCTGGTTGTGTTGGCCGGAGTCGCGCTCCTTCTGGGCAAGGCGCTGAACAACATCGGCACCATGGACTGGGATGATATCCTCAAGGGAACCCTTGGACTCTTCGCAGTCATAAAGATGCTGATGATGGTGGCCGATACGACTACCAAGAAGAACAAGGATATCCTGGCGTTCGCTCTCACGGCGATTCCGCTGGGCATCGGTGTTATGCTCCTTGCCTATGCGGTCAAGCCGCTTGGTGAGATGAGTCTGTCGGACCTGACACAGGGTGTTCTGGCACTTGGTCTTATCATGAAGATGATGACCATGATGTCTCAGATGGGTACCGTCAAGATCAAGAAGGCCTCGGCATTTGCGTTCCTCGCACTGGCATTTACCATGCGACAAATTGCGAAAGTCCTAACCGAGATCGGTGAGTTGTCTTGGGGCGACACGATCAAGGGCATCATCGCTATGGATATTTGCCTGGCGTCCTTGACGTTCACTGTCGAAAGACTCGGAAGCGACAAGCTCTCGGGCGGCAAGTCTCTTGTCGGGGCTCTAACGATCCTTGTCCTGGCGGCGACGCTCAAACTCATCGCCAGCGATATTGAGAGCTTCGCCTCCATGCCATGGGGCGACTACCTCAAGGGTCTGGTCATGATGTCGGCGGCCCTGGCCGTTCTCGTTGGGATCAGCTCCATCGGTGGGGGAAGTCTCGCCGGTGCCGCGGGCCTCTTCGTAACTGTAGCAGCACTCGCTCTCCTGGCGCCTGTCATGAAGATGCTGGGGGAGATGGACTGGGCCACCGCAGGCAAGGGTATTGCTATCATGGCCCTGGGGTTGGCCGCTCTTGTGGCTGTCGGATATGTTGCTGAGTTTGCCGCGGTCGGTCTCCTTGCACTGGGCGGCGCTATCCTTATGATCGGGATGGGCGTTGGTCTAGCGACTGAGGGTATTGCAAAACTGGTTGATGCCATTGCGAACCTGTCGACCTCGGGCGCCGATGGTGTCCAGACATTCCTCGCGGCCGTCGACGGTTTCATTGAGAGAATGCCCGCGATGGGTACGGCGCTCGGCGAGGGCTTCATTAACTTCATGCAGGTCCTCATCGACAATTCGGGCACTATCGTCGAGTACCTCAAGCTTATCCTGACGTCTGGCGCTCAGGCTATGATTGAGTCTATTCCGACGTTCGTTCAGCTCATGACCACGATCCTCCTGGCGATCATCCAGGTCATATACGACAACGCCCAGGCTCTGATCGACTGTGCTATATTCTTGATCCTGACTCTGTCGCAGGCTCTCATTGATAACATGCCGCAGTTGGTCCAGAGGGGGTCGGATGTTCTCATATCCTTCTTGGATGGGTTGAGTCAGAAGATCCCAGAGATCGGGACGAAGGCCACGGACTGTATCGTTGCGTTCATCACCAGTCTCGGCGACGAGATGCCTCGCATCACCGACGCGGCGGCTAAGACCGTCATCAAGTTCATCAACGGACTTGCTGATGCAATCGAGAACAACTCCGAAGCGATGGCTCAGGCGGGCACACGACTCATCATGGCTATCGTGAGGGGTATCGGCACCGGTATCAAGACTCTCGTATCCACAGGCGTCGCGCAGATGAAGAACGCTGGTATTCAGCTGGTCAACGGCCTCAAGAACGCGATCACCAGCAAGCTCTCCTCCATCGCCAGTGCGGTAACGAGCATGGGTAGCACCGTTGTTTCGAAGGTCAAAGCAGCATTCGGCATTCATTCTCCTTCGAGGGTGATGTACGAGATCGGTGATTTCCTGATGCAGGGTCTTGCGAACGGTATCACCGATAACACTGAGCAGGGGATCGCGGCTGCCAGCACCATGGCCACCGACACTGTCGATGCGTTGTCCAAGGGCTTCGGTAACTCGAAGGATATTTGGAACAACGCATTCGGAGAGAATGCCGATCCGACGATCAAGCCGGTTCTGGACCTATCGCAGGTCGAGGAGCAGGCGGGTCGTCTCGACGAAATCCTCCCCAAGGAGGAGATCGCTGGCACTCTCACGACGACGGCGACTGCACAGCTCGCGGGACGAGTCGTTACTAGCACTCCGGTGAAGTCGAATGACACCGCCGCCAGCGAGACGTACAACCAGGGCACAAGTCTCGTGTTCAACCAGTACAACAACTCGCCGAAGGCGCTGTCCGAGGCGGAAATCTACCGCCAGACTCGCAACCAGATCGAGCAGGTGAAGGGAGCCATGTACGAGCTATGATTGAGTCAATCGAGTTTCTTACGTACCGACAGCAACGCGTCGTTCTTCCTCTGAGGGATCCTTGGGGAATTGGCGTGGCTGTCAAATCCGTTGACGGCCTGTCGGCTACGAAGGCCTCGATCAACACGACTGAACTGGCTCTAACGGATGTGGCTATATTCAACGGCGCGAGGGCGGGAATGAGGAACCTCAAGATCAAACTCGCGCCGTTGCCCATGCCAGACATCGAGACCAGCAGGCAGCGCATATATTCCTGGTTCCAGATCAAGCAGCTCATGACCGTGTACATCAACACGGACAAGCGCAGGGTCAAGACCGAGGGGTATGTCGAGGCCGTTGAGGCGGACATATTCTCGAAGGAACAGGAGATCAACATCTCCATCCTATGTCCGGATGCTTACTGGCATGACGCGGATACCAGCATCGACAAGAACCTTGAATGGTCCAGGGAGATCCCATCTTTCGAGTTCGACTTCATGGACCAGCCATCCCCGTCGCTTGAGTTCAGTAAGGACCGAGGCTTATTGTCCGCCACGATTGACTACGAGGGCGATGTGGAGACCGGGTTCACCATGGTCTTCACGTTCCGCCCAGGAGCCAAGCTTCCGATCACGGTGACCGAGACATTCTCCGGAGACCAGTTCAAACTCACCGGGGCATTTCTTGACAAGACTTACTACAAGGTCGATCCCATCGTTGGTGGCGACATCGTGACAGTCAATTCTAGGACAGGACGCAAGTCCATCATCCGAAATAGGGGCGGTCGCAAGGACAAGTTCATAGCGGCACTGGATCGTAACTCAGACTGGCTCAAGCTAAGACCTGGCGTCAACGAGTTCCAGATCGCCATGAATGATCCGAACCTCACGGACGTGTATTTCTCAACCGACGTTCTCTATCAGGGGGTGTGACGTGTATCTTGCGGTTTTCGACGAAGCCATGGTTCTCCAGCATATTTGCGAGGACTACAAGTCCATCATCTGGACCGAGCGATTCCACGGCTTTGGCGATTTCAAACTAACTGTTCCGGGGACCCTGGAGAACCTCCAGATCTATCAACTCGACTACTACTTGTACACCAAGGGCACGAACAAGCTCATGATCATCGAGCAGGTCGAGCTCAACACCGAGTACAGTAAGCAGTCGATGCTGACAGTCAGCGGGCGCAGTCTTGAGTCCATATTGGATCGACGGGTAATGCATCCCTATCCGATTTGGGAGGGGACCAGGTTATGCATGCACGAGCGAACAAAAGGGAAAGTCAAAGATGTTATTAAACACTACACCAACCTGCTGTTCAAACAGAGGGACTCGCTAGACACGTCGCACGAGAGACACGTCACCGGATTCGGTTGGTACTCGGTTGATGAGCTACCCGCGGGGATTCGCAAGGGTCGACCGGTTTCCTCCATGGACATCGGAAACATCAGGGCTAATGCTAACGGCACTGTCCGAAACATGACGCGTAATGCCGATTACTCTCATGCGGCCTATGACGATACCGATCCATATATTATGGAAGGCTCCTGGTACAAGCTCGTTCAGAATCTAACCGATTTGACCATGTCGGGATGGGCGATCGAGCACGACGGGGAAGATCCATATTACTGGTACGGGTATACGTATAACGGCGTGAACCGAACATTCAATCAGGGTGAGCGTCCGCCGGTAGTATTCTCTCCGAAGTATGACAACCTGTCCAAGGCAACCTACTTCAAGTCCAAGGTGTCTACGCGAACAAAGATATTCTCGGGCGCTGTGAAATTCACTGTACCCTTGGAGTTGCAGCTCTCCAAAGAGTATCTCGATGACAACCGAGACTCCGCGATGCAGAACAACTCTGTCACTGTCGGTACCAGGGGACTTGGTCTGCGAGAAGGTTATTTCCAGAGTCCGTCGATCGAACACACCAACGGGTACATGATCTCGAAAGGGAGTGGCCAGTGGGGAGTGGCGTCGATCGACCCCGAATCCATTTATCGTCAGATCCACGAACAGTGCAACACCGAGCTGTGGCGTCACATGCCCCTCGAGATGTTCTCGGGCGAGGCTGCCCAGCAGTCTATGTATACATACAACGAGGACTTTTTCCTAGGCGATTTCGTGCAGATTCAGAATGAGTTCGGGCAGCAGGACATCGCTCGGGTGACCGAGTACATTCGCACATCCTCGGACTCGGAGGGCGACGTCTTCTATCCGACGTTCGAGTCCTTGTCCGATATTCAGAAGTCGAAACCGGGGTTGAACATCACATGACAGAGAAATCAGGATTCTTCGTCTCCATCAACGGAGACCGGAAGTACTCCGCTGACGACTTCGGCCGCATGTTCGACGGAGTCATCTCGGACGGCATATTCCAGAACTGGGGTCGAGGCTATCAAGTGGCCAAGGGCTCTGGACGAGAGATCATCGTGCAGTCTGGCCGCGCCTGGTTCAAGGGGCACTGGATTGAGAACGACGCGAACAAGGTCTACGCGCTTACCGAGGGCGCTACGGACGGTGATCGTTACGATGCCATAACCCTCAGGGTCGACAAGACGCCCAGCGTTCGCTCCGCCGGTACTCGCGTTATTCAGGGAACTTCGGGAGGCGGTGTTCCGCAGCCTACCCAGACTAACGACACCTTCGAAGTCATCATCGCCTATATTCGGGTTCCTAGGGGAGCCAAGACGAATGCCGACTTTGAAGTCACGGACTGCCGAGGTAGGGTCGGCGCTCAGTGGGCTCAGTGGGCTCAGAGCGTCATGCAACCCAAGCAGATCACTCTGAACAACAAGAACGATTTCCTCAACGCCTTCAACAACGACCCGAATCTCAAGCGAGTCATTACTCGTGGCAACAACCTGGGCAGGGTCATGACGCCCGCCCAGAAGGCTGCCATTCGGAACGGGACGTTCGACGGCTTGTGGTTGGGTGACTACTGGCAGTACAACGATAATTCCTGCAAGTGGATCATCGTCGACTTCGACCGGTGGCTAGACTACCCGAATGGCGAGAACCAGCACCGCATTACGGTCATGAGTGACCGTAACCTCGGAATCGACAACATCGGCGAGTCTGGATGGTGCGAATACGGCTGGAATGGCTCTAAGATGCGAAGGGACTATGCTAACGGCATGGTGCGCTTCGCCACGCTTACCCAGGTCTTCGCCATGTCGGACTTCCGAACGTTCCCCGTTATGGAACCGCGCGGTTACGAGAACACCGGAAACGCCTGGGAGCGAACAGAGAAGGACTGGACCTGGGAGTACCCGCAGCTCACCATTCCGTCTGAGTTCGAGATGTTCGGCTCATATCTTGTTCACAACCGCATCAACGGCGACACCCACACCATCGGTCCTATCTCTCGTCAGTTCTCGTATTTCCGTGTCGGTAACCCGATTCCGACTCCTGGCGAATCCTTCTGGCTCCGGGATCAGATTTCCAAGGACTACTTCGGCCTGTACTACGGCGACCAGCGTCGGGTCACCTGGGCTCAGTGGACCGAGAAGTACGGAGTGCGCCCAATCGTTTCTATCGGAGGCTAAATGTCTCATACTGTGGAGCTGGTGATCACCATATTCGGCTCCGTTCTCACCAGTACTGGTCTCTGGGCGTATCTCCAGAAACGTGCGGAAAGGCATGATGCCAAGACGCAGCTGATGCTGGGTTTAGCGCACAACCAGATTGTGGCTATGGGAACCGCATATCTGTCCCGTGGTTACATCACCATCGATGAGTTTGAGGACTTACAGAAGTATCTGTATCAGCCCTACCACACTTTCGGCGGAAACGGGACTGCCGAAAAGGTAATGGACGCCGTGAACCGGCTTCCGATCCATTTTCCTGACACCCGAAGAAAGGACAAGCGCTATGTCGCTGTCGAATCAGACCTACAACACTCTGAAGTGGATTGCACAGATTCTGCTTCCTGCCCTCGCCACCCTGTATCTCGCCCTGGCGGGTTTGTGGGGTTTCCCTCACACTGAGGCGGTTGTGGGCACCATCACCGCTCTCGACACTTTCCTGGGCGCTCTTCTCGGTCTTGCGGCCAAGAACTACGAGCCCGAGGTTGATGGCGTGCTCCATGTGGACCACAAGAACCAGGAGGTCTACGCCGCTCTGGAGACCCCTGCCCAGGACATGACCAAGAAGGACACGGCCACTCTGAAGGTCTCCGAGGTCTGACGATCCGCGGGATCGACATGGTCTATAATGATACCCCTCATTTGAAAGGAATACCATGTCCGACAACAAGCCGAGCACCAAGAAGGCCCTCGAAGAGGCTTACGCTTTCATCGACGGCATGGATCCCGACAGTGAAGCCTATCGCGAAGCTCTCCGCAGCATCAAGGAGCTTGAGCAGATTCAAGACGCCAAACATCGTCGTTTCTGCCCCAGCCCCGATGCTGTGGTGGGCGCCGCAGGCTCCATCCTCGGAATCCTCGCCATCGTGAAAGCGGAGCAGATCTTCCCCGTCGCCTCCAAGGCACTCGGATTCGTCGCCAAGATCCGCATCTGAGACACGAAAACCTAGGACCCCACAAGGGTTCTAGGTTTTTCGCAAAGCTTCTGATTTTCGAAATCCAAAAATTCCCGGGTGGGAAAATTGGAACGCGGATTTTGCAAGTCCTATAACGAGACCCCTCACGAAAGGAATTCGCCATGTCCAACATCTTCATCGCATTCGGTTTCATCTCCTTCGTCATGTTTCTGTACACCGTCTACTCCCAGGCCCAGCAGATCAAGGCGCTCAAGAAGACTGTCCGCCACCAGCGGCATCTCCTTAAGGCTACCTCGACTCCGTCCACCCAGGAGATCGACGATGTAGAGAAGTATCTAGAAGAGGACTGGGCCGAGATCGAGAAGATCTTCCGACACAACTCCACCATGAAGTGACTCTCACTCCTAGGACCCCCACAAGGGTTCTAGGTTTTCGCAAGATCAGCAGAGCATATAATGAGACCCATAGACCGAAAGGACTGATCATGCTGATCTCCCGCCTCGTCGAGAACCTTGTCAAGTCTGTCATCTACTGCGTTGGAATCTATGCCATCGTCAAGTGGGTGCTCTCCCGTTACAAGATCTCGAAGCAGGATTTCACCAATCCCACCATCGATCACAATCTCTGACACACTCCTAGAACCTTCACGGGTTCTAGGTTTCTCGATAGAAAGGAACGCACATGGACCACGACGACATCAAGCTGGAATTCTCCGAGCCGGATCCTATTACCAATACACAGAAGGTCACTCTCAAGGCCCCACCCCACGTCGACCCGATGGTTGCCAAGCAGATGCTCCGCAATGCCCTCGGGGATCCAGTCGCCGTTGAGACCTGGCGGGTGGAGCTCAGCAAGATCGAGAAGGAGAGCAAGTGAACCTCACATTCGTCAAAGCCGCCCAGGATTTCGTCGTACGCAACTCACACCACATCCTCACCGGACTGGCACTGTTAGGCCTCGGGGCATCGGTCGCTCTGAGTGTCAATGCGGACCGCCAGATGCAAGAGTGGGATATTGACGACTTCAAGCGCCTCACCAAGGAGCAGCGGATCAAGATCTACGCCAAGATCTACGCTCCTCCGGCCATCGCCATATTGACCACTGGCGCATGCGTCATCGGCGCTCACAGCATCTCGGTCAAGCGCGAGTCGTCCCTACTCCTTGCCTACGAGGGCACGCGTCAGGTGTACGACCGTTATCGCGCCTCCGTCCAGGATCGCCTAGGTCCGGAGGAGAAGACGATCTCCCAGAATGCCGCGTCCAAGATGGATCCGTATCCTCGTGACGCAGCTGTGGTTTGTGGCGAGGGCGACGTCCTGTTCTACGACGCCTACAGCGGCCGTTATTTCAAGTCCACCGTCAACAAGATCGACCGTGTCGTCAACGAACTCAACTACACCCTTCTCCGCGAGATGTGCGTCAGCCTCAACGAGTTCTACGCCGGCATCGGCCTCGAGGGTATTTCCCTGGGTGATCAGCTCGGGTGGAATGAGCAGAGGCAGATCGAGGTGCACTACGGCGCTCAGGTCTCGGATGACGGGAAGGCCGTCGTGGTGGTCGATTTCGTCGTAGAGCCCACTGAGAAGTGGTTCAAGCTTTCGTGAAAGGAGCACGGTATATAACGAGACCCATCTAGAAAGGAATGACCATGAGTTTCAAAGAGACCACCGGATACAAAGTCGTATCCCTTGTCGCCTCGACATCCGCCAGCATCACCGCCGGTGCCGTTGTCGGCGCTCTCTGCCCTCCAGCCGGAGTGGTATTGACCGCCATCTACGGCGTCGGTAGTAGTGTCCTTGGTACATATGTCGGGGACAAGGCCGGACGACAGTACGCCGAGACCCTTGCCGAAACCATCGACTCCATGAAGACACCCTCGACCAACTAGACCGCCGTGCCCTCCAACAGAGGGCATAGGCTTTCGCAAATTCTGCACACCCTATAATGAGACCCCATCAACTCGAAAGGAACTCTCATGTCCGAGAACACCGCTCCCACCGTTATCGAGCACTCCGAGACCGTTGAAGACGAGACCCCCATCATCGCCGTCAACTGGACCAAGCTCGGTGCCGTCGCCAAGAAGAGTGCGCGTTACGTGCTGCCCGCCGCAGCTGGTTTCGCCGCGCTAGTCCTGGTGAAGGCCCTTGCTAACTCCAGCGACAATGATGACGAGGCTCCCGCCGCCATCGAATCGGACGCCGACATCGTGGACGCTGAGCTCGTCGAAGAGTCTGACGACTGACCCTACTCACCCTAGAACCCAACCCGGGTTCTAGGTTTCTCATTTTTCAGAAAGGACGAACGATGGAGCTTCAGGCGGCCGTGGTGGTTACCCTCACCGAGAACGGCAAGACAGTCAAGCGCGTCATCCAGAAGAGCGACAAGTTCGACGAGAAGACCTCGTGGGACCATATTGTCAAGCAGACCAAGTCGCTCGCAGCCACTACTCTAAACTCGATGGACTGAAAGGTATATCCATGATCAAGATGAATGTCAGCGCCGAGACCTTCGACGGCGACATGGTCACCGAGACCCTCTGGTTCCACATGAACAAGGTGGACCTGATTGACCTGCAGCAGTCGGAGCCCGACGGCTTCGTCGACACGCTTCAGGCGTTCATGTCTCGCAAGCCTGAGGACTGGACCAAGAAGGACAAGTTCAAGCTGTTCGATTATTTCCGCACCATCGTCGACAAGGCTTACGGCGAGCGGTCGTCGGACGGCAAGCGCTTCCAGAAGTCGCCCGAGATCCTCGCCAACTTCAAGGACAGCATCTTCTACGACGAGTTCGTTCTGAGCCTCCTGGAGGACGAGAAGAAGAGCATCAAGTTCTTCAACGGCGTCATGCCCAAGGCCCTCATTGAGCAGGCCAAGAGGGAGCGACCAGACGCATTCCGCACAATCGAAGCCTGAGAAACCCGAGCGGGGCCCTGGGGAGACCTGGGGCCCCGCATATCAGAAGGAGCGAACATGAGTGACAACGTGCCCGTGCGCGGCGATTTCCCCTCTAACTCACGGAAGAACAAGCCCGCCGTCGAAAGGGTCGTCAAGACTCCGGCGCGCATCGATCAGGGCAGTCTCGGCAAGCAGGCGCTTCAGGCGTTCTTCGCCGAGGACGTCAAGGAGGTAGGTAAGTACCTTCTCTGGGATATTGCCCTGCCCAGCGTCAAGAACGCCGTAAGCGATATCTTCACATCCGGGATCGACCGTCTGCTCTTCGGAGGCGACGGCGGTCCTCAACGCTCTCGCAGCAACAAGACCTACACCTCATATTCCAATCGAACCTACGGACGTCGTGAGACTCCAACCGATCGGACGTACACTCAGAGGGACCGTCGGGAGCACAATCTCGAGTCCATCATATTCGCAACTCGTAGCGAGGCCGAGGAGGTTCTGAATCACCTGATCAGCATCTGCGACCAGTACGACGTGGCGACCGTGGGAGACCTGTATGGCATGGCTGGCATTTCCCAGTCGTATACCGACGAGAACTGGGGATGGCGGGATCTCCGAAGCGGACGCGCTGTCCGTTCCCGCAATGGATACATTCTCGATCTACCGAAACCGGAGGACGTCCGATGAACGACGACGAAGAGATGACAGTTGTCTACGGGCTTACATCCATATTCCTATCCATCTTTATCTTTCTCCTCATCCTCGCCGGTCTAGGATCCCTGCCGGTCTGGGTCATATTCGCAGGGCTAATAGTCATCAACGCCATTCTCATCGCAGGGATCGTGAACGACATAAGGAACAACAAATGAGCGTCGAGCAGATGCGCGCTAAGCTGCGCCAAGCATACGGAGGATCGGCGGCGTGGGTCGCCAAGGTTGACCGCATGAGTGACGGTCAGGTAATCGCAGTCTACAAGAGTCTTAACGAGAGGAAGTACTTCGCATCATGAGCCTTACTGTTATTTCGCGCCTCGCCGGCAAGGGCGCTCTCATCGTCTCCAAGCACGCTCCCGCCATCTTGACGGGTCTGGGGATCGCCGGCTTCACCGCAACCGCAGTCCTCACGGCCAAGCAGACGCTGAGCGTCGGCGAGGTCACCTGGGAGGACCTGAACGAGCTGTCGACAGTCAAGGCGGCTGAGGACGAGGAGAAGTTCGACAAGCGAGAGATCCAGATTGCTAAGGCTCGTGCCTGGGGCAACCTGACGAAGCACCTTGTCAAGCACTATGCCCTGCCGCTGAGCATTGGAACGGCCTCCGCCATTTCTCTGATCCTGGCGCACCGGATTTCTGCACACCGGATTGCGGGTCTGTCCATGGCCTACGCCGGTCTCGAGGAGTCCTTCCGCAACTACAAGGACCGTATCGAGGAGGGTTTCGGTAAGGAGGAGACCGAGCGTATTCTCGCCGAGGCTGACGCCAACGCCCTTGACAAGGCGAAGATGGACTACTACAACGAGACGGGGCGCGAGTTCCAGCTCAAGCCCGAGGAGTTCATGCGAGAGCTCGGTGTCTCGCCATATGCTGTCGTGTTCGACCAGAACGCGAAAGCCTGGGAGGGGAACGAGGACTACAGCCTCATGATCCTCCACGCTCAGGAGAACTACGCCAACGACATCCTTAGGACTCGCGGCTATCTGCTCCTGAATGATGTGTACAAGGGTCTCGGCCTGCCTCCGACATCCGCCGGATCCGTGGTTGGCTGGGTCTACGACAACGAAGACGGCGACGGTATCGTCGAGTTCGGCAACTTCGAGGTATTCAACTACCGCGACTACGACCCGGTCCTCGGACGCGAGGTCACCAAGTTCGTCCTCGACTTCAACGTCGACGGCGTTATCTACGACCAGATTGACAGGGTGGCAATTCGATGAAGGTAGCATTTCTGATCCTTGTCGGCTTCGCCATAGGTCGAGCAACTAAACGAAAGGGACGCAAGTGAAACTACTACCGGCGCTCGTCGTCGGTCTTACGGCGACATTTCTCGCCGCGCAAGACTTGAAGGGCGAGAAGAAGGAGCCTGAGGAGAAGGCTGTAGAAACTCCGGTCGAGCCGGAGGAGGAAGTAAAGGAGCCGACAATGGACGAGTATGAGGAGATCGTCAACGACGAGTATCTCGACATCACCATGGAGGATGACCTCTCCGAGATTATGGGGGAGGATTTCGAGGAAGAGGACGACGAGGAGGTCGCTGAGGGCGACACCATCCGGGCCATTTCCGAGCAGGACTACGACGAGGGCACATTCGGATTCGAGCGCGTCAGCTTGATGTATTTCGTCGACGACGAAGTCTTGTGCGACACAGACATGATCACGATCGACAACAAGAACGAGTGGCTCGGCGACGTCGAGCTCATACTCGGACCGGATGAGATCACGGTCATGTGGATCCGCAACTTCAACCTCTCCTACGATATTCGCCTCGAGGTTGTTGAGGACTCATACTCGGGATCCCACTGATGGAAGACGAGTACTTCGACTTCCTAGTCTCATTCTTGGGGGAGGGTGAAAGTCAGCTGCCGAGCATGTTCGACAGTTACTTCCTCCTGATGAAGCTCTATCGTACCGAGTTCCGCTACTCCGCCATGATGGACCGCAATCGGGACATGGATGGCCGTGAGTGGCGGAACCGCTACGGCGGCGAGCTCCCACCGGCATTTCTCAAGCGCCCGGCTAACGTTCTCGAGGTTCTGCTCGGGCTGGCTGATCGTATGGCGTTTGAGCTGGATGATGACGAGGGCCCCGCTCCCTATTTCTGGGAGATGATCAACAACCTCGGAATCAACTTCATGGACTGCGACGTCATGCTGGATGATAAACTCGATCGAAAGGTTGAGAAGGCTATCAACCGATGGATGAGTCGTCAGTACGATTCCCACGGACGTGGGGGCATATTCCCTCTCAAGTCCGTTCCCGAGTTCTACGAGTCGGGGGAGTTCCCGAACCAGAACCGCCTTGAGCTCTGGTATCAAATGCAACTCTACCTCGCGGAGAACTACGACATATAAGGAGTCAAATGGATTTCTACGAGATCAAGGAGCGAGCCCTGAAGTCGGGCACCACCGAGGTACGGCCGGCCTGGCGCGTGCACCAATTCAAGGATCTCATGGTTCGTGGGAAGTCCTTCTACGCCGTGTACAATCCCGAGACGCATTTCTGGAGTACTGACGAGTACGAACTGATACGTATCGTGGACGCCGACGTGACCCGTCGATTCCAAGAGGCCTCAAAGAGGGTCGACGGGTCCGTCTGGGCACGGTATCTGGGGGACTACGACTCCAAGACGTATTCCGACTACAAGGCGTGGATGTCCAAAGTTCCGGACGTCTATCAGCCTCTCGACAGCAAGATACTATTTGCTAATCAGACCCCCAGAAGAGAGGACTATGTAACTAGAACGCTATCATATTCTCTGAGCGACTACCTATGCCCCGCCTACGAGGAGCTCATGAGCACCCTCTACGATCCGGGCGAGAGGGAGAAACTCGAGTGGGGGATCGGATCGATATTCACCGGAGACTCCGCTTGGATCCAGAAGTTCTTCGTACTCTATGGTTCCAGCGGGTCAGGTAAGTCGACTGTCCTGAATCTCCTCTCGAGACTGTTGGATGGTCATATCGGTCTGTTTGACGCGGCGGCCCTTGGGCGTCCTAGCGACCAATTCGCCCTTGAACCCTTCAAGTCGAATCCTCGAGTAGCCATCCAGCACGACGGCAACCTCTCTAGGATCAACGACAACAGTCGCCTGAACAGTCTCGTATCTCACGAGCCGATGGTCATGAACGAGAAGGGAAAATCCCTCTACATGTTCAAGCCAGAAGCGATGCTGTTCGTCGGTACCAACCTGCCGGTCCGCATCACCGACTCGAAGAGCGGACTGACGAGGCGGCTAATCGACGTGGAACCCTCGGGTCGAAAGCTCGATATTAATCGTTACAGAGAGATCATGTCTCATCTCGAGGACGAGCGAGGGGGTATCGTCAAACATTGCATGGACCTTTACAAATCCAAAGGCCCATCGTACTACGACGACTACAAGCCGGTCGGCATGATGAGCAAGACCAATCCCATCTTCAACTTCCTCGATTTCTATCGGGACGAATTGGACGATGAGGATGGGGTCACTCTCAAGCGCATCTACGAGATGTACAAGGAGTACTCCCAGGCATATTCGGACGGAGCTATGTACCCCATGTACAAGTTCAAGGACGAGATCCGGGACTACTTCGAGGAGTTCCACGATCGCATCATGGTCGACGGGGAACGCAGGCGTAAGGTGTATAAAGGGCTGTTGAAATCCAAATTTTCCCAGGGGGAGAAGACGGAAAGCCCGATTCCGGACTGGACTGAGATGAAAGAGCAACCGTCATATCTTGACGAGCTCTATAAGGACCGTCCGGCGCAGTACGCCAACGAAAACGGCCTCCCGGCGAAACGTTGGGATGACGTCACGACGACACTAAAGGACTTGGACACTGGAAAGGAGCATTATGTCCTCGTACCCGAGCAAGACGTCGTCATCGACATCGACCTCGACAAGGACAGAGACAAGTGTCTGGAAGAGGCTCGCAGGTGGGTTCCCTCCTATGCTGAACTCAGCCGATCGGGGGGTGGAATCCACATCCACTATCGATATTCAGGGGATCCTTCCGTACTTTCACGGCTGGTGCGGCCCGGAGTCGAGTGCAAGGTCTACTCGGGCAAATCCGCCCTCCGTCGACGCCTCACCGAGTGTACCGCCCACCAGGGCCTTACCGCGGTTGAGGACGGATATCTTCCCGTCAAGGAGAAACCCTTGATTCGCCAGGAGGTCATGCAGAACGAGAAGTCCATCCGGAAACTCATAGAGCGGAACCTGCGGAAGGAATTCCATCCCGGGACGAAGCCCAGCATCGATTTCATCATGAAGGTGCTGACGGACGCCAAGGAGTCTGGGATGGACTACGATGTGTCGGACATGAGGCAGAAGGTACTCACGTTCGCCATGAAGTCCACTCATCAGCCCGACTACTGCATCAAGTTGGTGCAGGAGATGCCGTTCTCCTCGGAGAGCGAACATGAGGAGACCTATGAGGAGCCGGACGACGATACCCCGATTATTTATGACGTCGAGGTATTTCCGAACCTGTTCCTTGTGAACTGGAAGGTCCGTGGCGCCAACAAGATCCAGAGGATGATTAATCCGACTCCGAACGAGATCTCTGATCTTACCGAGAAGAAGCTCGTCGGATTCAACAACCGTCGGTACGACAACCATATCCTCTACGGTCGTATCCTGGGTTACTCGAACATCCAGCTCTACCACCTCTCTCGTAAGATCATCAACAATCTCATCAAGGAGGGATTCCGAGAGGCTTACAACCTGTCCTATACCGATATCTACGACTTCGCCGCCAAGAAGCAATCCCTCAAGAAGTGGGAGATCGAGCTGGGTATCCACCACAAGGAGCTCGGTCTTCCTTGGGACGAGCCGGTGCCGGAGGAGATGTGGGAAGAGGTCGCCGCATATTGCGACAACGACGTCATCGCCACAGAGAAGGTATGGGACCATCTGGAGGCGGACTGGGAAGCTCGTCAGATCCTTGCCGCGATCTCAGGTCTCCCCGTCAACTCCAGCACCAACAAGCTGACCACCCAGATCATATTCCAGGGTCAGCGGGACACTCAGAAGTATTTGCAGTACACAGACCTGTCGGAGATGTTCCCCGGATACAAGTACGAGTACGGCAAGTCGACATATCGTGGCGAGGAGGTTGGCGAGGGCGGCTACGTCTCCTCCGAGCCCGGATACCACGAGAACGTGGCCCTGCTGGATATTGCGTCGATGCACCCAACGTCGATCGAGAATCTCCAGCTGTTCGGCCCCTACACCAAGAGGTACAGCGAGCTCAAGAAGGCTCGTATCTTGATCAAGCACAAGAAGCTAGACGAGGCTCGAAAGATCCTGAACGGGGCGCTGGCTCCATATCTGGACGACGACTCGAACCTCGACGCTCTGGCCTATGCGCTGAAGATCGCACTGAATTCGACGTACGGACTCACCGCCGCCAAATTCGACAACCCACTCCGAGACCCCCGGAACGTGGACAACATCGTCGCCAAGCGCGGCGCGTTGTTCATGGTCGACCTGAAACATTTCGTTCAGGAGAAAGGATACACCGTTGCCCACATCAAGACAGACTCGATCAAGATCCCGAACGCCGACGATCGCATCATTTCGGAGGTCTTCGAGTTTGGGAAGAAGTACGGCTACACATTCGAGCACGAAGCGACCTACGATCGTATGCTGCTCGTCAACGACGCCGTCTATATCGCACATGACAAAGAAGGTTGGCACGCAACTGGCAAGCAGTTCCAAGAACCTGTTGTCTACAAGACTCTCTTCACCGGAGATCCTCTGGCTCTCGAAGATGTCGCCCAGACACGATCGGTTACTACACGAATGCTGCTTGAATTCGGCGAGAACGACCGCAAATTCGTCGGACGCGTCGGGCGCTTCATTCCTGTTAACCCAGACACTCCCGGGGCCGGTCGACTTGTACGAGAGAATCATCGAGTGGACAGCGATGGTAATGAGGTTATTTCGTACGGCGATGTCGGAGGTTGCAAAGGGTATCTCTGGCTTGATTACGAAGACGCCGGAGACGACTGGCGAGCTAAGCTGGACAATCGATACGGAAGGGAACTCGTGGACGCTGCCCGAGGGCAAATTCAGAAGTATACGGACGTCGATACCTTCCTAACAGTATGAGTCGCGAGACGGGCAGGGCATATAATGAGACCCCACCAGAAAGGTACTGCCATGTCCTGCCCCTCCCTCGCCCGCCAGTACGTCCTCACCAACCTTGCTGAGATGGGTGTTGGCTTCGCCATAGCTACGTTCGCCTACTACGCGACACGTGACTACTGCGACCAGCACCACCTCTCGGCAACCAAAGAGGATATGCTCGCCATGGCCAAGAACATCTGCGACACATTCAAGACCAACTGAACCAACCTCACACTTAGAACCCAACCCGGGTTCTAAGTTTCTCGATAGAAAGGAACGAATACAATGCTCTCTTCTGTTTACGACGGCGGCCAGACCGCTAACGATATCCTCATCGGTTACGCCAGCTACCTTCGGGACGAGGTGGCGAACCTGAAGGACGACGAGATCAAGGAGCTCATCGATAAGCTCGAGTGCTGCGACCGCAGCAGCTATGGTCACTACCGTCGCCAGACAGTCCAGAACCTCCTCGATATCTGCCGTACTGAGCTAGACGACCGGGACCTCGTGCGCTGCCTTGTAGAGGCGGGACTTATCGTTGGAATCAACTCCATTGAGGGGGTCTCCGATGAGTGACAACTCCGACGAGCTCACAGAGCTTGCGACGGTCCGTCTTATTCACGGCAGCCAAGTAGCCATCGAGTCATTTCTGTCATCTCTTCCGTCAAAGATCGAGAAGACCACGGATAGCGAGCTCTGGTCGTTCATCTGCAAGGTCGACCTCCTTCAAGAAGAGCTCGGTGGCCTACTGAATCCTTCACAGGAGGACTGGATCAAGAGACTCTACGATATTCTCATAGAGGAGTGGGACGCCCGGTGGCTCCTCATGCGCCTCCACGACCACGGCATCATCCGCCTAGAGAGGAGGCCATGAGGTACGATCTCTACTCGCCTCCATATTTCGTCGACCAGGTTCTATCTCAAGACTACTACCCCATAGAAAGGAACACGACATGGCCGTCAACACTTACACTATCAAGAACGCCCGACTTCTCTTCCGCAACTTCGCTGGCGAGAAGGACCGCTTCGGAAACACGGCGCGCACCTTCTGCGTCATCCTCCCAGACGATGCCGTCGACGACTTCCGGACCGAAGGGTTCAACATCAAGACCCTGAAGCCTCGGGACGACACGGAGGAGCCCCTTCCCTATATCAAGGTGAAGGTCAACTTCGGAGGCCGTCCTCCCAAGATCGTCTCGATCATCGGACGCACTCGTACGCTCCTGAACGAGCAGACTGTCGGCGCCCTCGATTTCGCAGACCTAGAGCGGGCCGATATCGCCCTCCGCCCCTACCACGGACGAACTCAAGCTGGAGTGGAGTTCTGCTCGGCATATCTTGACAAGGGCTTCTTCACTATCGTCGAGGACGAGCTTGAGGCTATGTACGCCGAGGACGCTGACACTGAGGAGGTGCCGTTCTGATGCCGCTCGAAGTCAAGCTTTTCAACCCTCGCCGTAGCGTCTGTGAGGCAGTCAAGATCACGAATGACAATCTACGTCTGGTCCGCAACTGGGCCGCCAGCGACGAGGAGATCAAGGCCCATCTTCACACCGGGGCTGTCGGTAAGTGGATCATCCGCCGTAGCGACAACAAGTTCGATCTCATGACCGAGGGACAGCTCTGGGGCCTCTACGAGCCGATCCTGCACTGACGTCCATATCCACGGGGGCCCTAGGAATACCTGGGGCCCCCATACCCCTAGAAGGAACGAACGCATGCTCAAGAAGCTTTATTTCCACACAAACAAGGGTCGTAGCTACGACTTCGACATCGTCGCCACAGCCAAAGTCGACAAGCCCGGATTCACCGAGTGGATCGTGCAGGTCGATATCAATAACGAACTTGGTGTCCATGAGGTCCAGGCCAGTACCGATGACTGTACATTCGACGTCGTAGGAGACGACTCTCTGATTATCTGGGAACTCCCTCCGAGCGAGGAGGCTAAGGATCCTGACCTCTGGACGGTCAATATCGAGACGATAGACTTCAAGTTCTTCACTATCGATGGTGAGATAACTTGGACGAAACACGGCGACCTCAAGGTGGAGACCGGCGACCGTCGCCTCCACTACCTGTCTGCACGCCTCCGTGAGTTTGACGTCGACGACGTATCCCAAGTCATCACCGCTCGTTACAAGCAGTGACCCTCATTTTTCTGTATTGTACTTGTGTAGGAGACACAAATGAAACTGATTCTGAAGACCCTCGATGGTCGAGTGGCTCAGCGTAAGATCAAGGATTTATGTTGTAACGGGGACATTGGAGATGAGGACCCTCGGGCCGCTCTGGTCATCGTCGAACTGGATGACACCCTCACATACCTCCCCATCGACCAATTTATCTGCGAGGAGTGGACTGACGATACCGTAGTTGTCAAGGAGGACTGGGCATGAACGCATATACTGTGGAACGACACGGCGAGCACTGGATCGCCTGGCACAAGGAGGGGCTACTCGGCGTAGCTGACGACATGATTTCTGCATACCGTCTCGTGGAGGAGGCTACTAATGGCAACCGCTGACCCAATGCCCGACCCGAACATCTACGATATCCGAGAGGACGGAACTGTCTACGGGAAGCGCTCAGGCAAGCTTATACCCATCCGGACGTCCAGGTATGGTCTTCCGCAGATCCGTTTTTACAAAGGACATCGCTACCGGGTTCAGCTCCTAAGCAAGATCATCTGGACCCATTTCCACGGCGAGATCCCATTCATGCACGAGGTTCGGTATGTAGATGGCGACCCATGGAACTGCTCCTTGGAAAACCTATATCTGAAGGACTTGAACGAGGAGTTCACGCCTCTGGATCGCTGGCCGGGCTTTGCTATCAGTAGGGGCGGCGAATTGATCAACATGACCACCCTGCATCGAATCAAGCCCATGATGCCTCCGAGCAGGACCAACCTTATGTTCTCAGTCCGCGTCGACGGGGAGAGCCGGACCTTCCCGGTTGCTTTCACCGTCTGGGAGACGTTCGTGGGAGAGAAGGTCAACTCGCATTATCTCTGCCACAAAGACGGCAACGTCTGGAACTGTGCTCTGGATAACCTGTATCTCAGTGACGAGTACCCTTACTTTCCACCCAAGGGTGATAAGGAGGACGGACCAAAGTATAAGCCCATCATCGAGGAGGACGGGAAAGAATACATGCCAGTCGAGTACTATATCCACATGGTCGACGGAGTGAAAGGAGAGAGGGAGAGTGGAATCCCCCAGAACTGCCGAATCGGCTCCTACTGAGACATTCAAGGACAGCATCATCGACGATATCGAGGTCGGTGATCTCGGTAGGGTTCGTCGTATCTCGACTGGTCAAATCCTCACTCCGTGCCTTAGGGCTAATGGTTATGTCCAGGTTACCTTGTGGGATCGTGGGATTAGACGGACGAAGTATGTCCAGAAGCTGGTCTGGGAGGCCTTCAACGGCCCTCTGGAGCCCTTGCAGAGGGTTGCGCACCTAAATGGTGACCTGACCGATAACAGGCTCTCAAATCTCTTCCTGGAGTCTCACAGCGACTCGATGAAGAGGGCGTGGGACGCCAAACGACGCAAGTGGGAAACCATCTACCAAGGAGTTCTGTGGTGAGTGAGTACAAGAGTCCGCACAACGACGGGCATGATCCGTATATCCTGATCTGGGAGTATGGGAATGACATCCAGAGGGCCGAGTTCGTCGAGCGCTGGACGGATTGGGACGAGACCGGTTGGACCGTCTGGTATTTCCGTCTTGTTGGTGGGGGTATCATGACCTTCTCGACTCGCGAGTGGGAGCAGAAGGACGACGTAAATCATCTGACAACCATCTGGATGAAGCCGTCGTTGTACGATATTGAGAGGAAGACATCATGATTCTTGAAGTTGAGGATCAGGGACGAATCGAACGAATTGCGATTATCGGCGGCGTTGAAGAGCGGGTAGTCGACGGTCGTAGGCTTATTGGAGGTTATCGCCCAGCCAACGGCGTTTACGATGAGATCTGGTTCGACAAAGATCTTTGGGAGATCGCCTTGATAGATGATGGGAAGTACGTCACCGGGTATCGACTTGTTAGGAATGTATCATGATACCCGCAGAGAAGATCCTTCTGACAGTCATCAATGGGGGTGAGGTTCTCTACGATAAGGAAGGCCTATTCGATATCTGGACTTTTCTAAAGGAGGGCGGACCCGCCGTGTCCATTCGTGACGTCAACGAGGACGAGGTCATATTCGAAGAGCTTCCGATCGAATCCATGAGTATGTCCGCCCCCCTCGTCTGCATCCAGATCAAGAGGGAGTGAGCCTTGGGACCGGTTGATCTGTGGCCCCATCAGGTCGAAGCTGTGAAGAACCTGAGGAACGGGTGCATATTGACCGGTAAGCCGGGCTCGGGGAAGTCGGTTGTCGCCCTCCAGTACTACGTCGAGAGAGTGCTGGGGGTGCGGCATCCGGCCGATCTTCCGAGGCGGCTTGCCGAAGGACCCAGGTTATATATAATCACCACTGCTCGCAAGAGAGACGATCTCGATTGGCAGGGGGATGTCTCGATGTATGGGCTGACGGACTACACGACGGTTGATTCGTGGAACAACATCAGTAACTACAGCAACGTCCATGACTCCTTCGTCATATTCGATGAGCAAAGAGCTATCGGGAATGGCAAATGGGCCAAGACATTTGTCAAGATGGCTCTTAGCAATGAGTGGATTATGCTGTCTGGCACCCCTGGTGATAACTGGATGGACTACTGCCCGGTATTTATCGCCAATGGCTTCTTCAAGAACCGCACCCAGTTCGAGAGGGAGCACTGTCAGTTCAACTACAGAGCGGGCTATCCTCGTCTTGAGAGATATCTTGGGCAGGGGAAGCTGTTACGGATTCGGAAGAAGGTCCTCGTGGACATGCCGTTCGTCAAGAAGACGGTTAAGAAGCGGATTGACGTCCCGGTATCCTACGAGGAGAAACCATATCGTACGATCCAGAAGTACCGCTTCGATCCGTACAAGGAAGAGCCTATCAAGAACGCAGGCGGCCTCTGTCATGTCTTGAGAAGAGTGACGAATGAGGATCCTGTGAGACTTGAGACTGTGCGACAGCTGTGCGAGCAGCATCCTAGAGTCATCGTCTTCTATAATTTCGACTATGAGCTCTTCATGCTGCGGTCGTTGGGGGATATTCTTGGAGTACCGATCGCCGAGTACAATGGGCACAAGCATGAAGCCTTGCCGGAAGGAGACCGATGGGTATACCTCGTACAGTACACAGCCGGTGCAGAAGCTTGGAACTGTACCACTTGTGACACGATGATATTCTTCTCTCAGAACTACTCGTGGAAGGTCATGGAACAGTGTGAGGGGCGAATCGACAGGCTGAACACTCCTTATTCAGTCCTGAACTACTACTACCTGAAGAGCCAGTCGCCCATCGATCAGGCCATTTCGAGGGCGATTCGGGTCAAGGAGATCTTCAATGAGAGGGGGTTTTACGAGTCTCTGAGGTGATAGTTGTACCACCCGTTGTACCACTTGGTATGGCGGGTGGACAACGCTTCTGAGGTTTGTGTGACTGGAGTGATACGTGAGATTGGCCAGTTTTGTGGCCAGTTTTGTGGCCAGTTTTGAAAAGGGGTCGATTCTTGTGTTGTACTTGTGCTCAGGATTTGGCCAGTTTTGGGGCGATTGGCCAGTTTTGAAACGGGGTTGGCCACGGATCTGGCCACCACTTTTCGTTGCAATTCCGCGGTTTTACCCCTGATTTGGCCAATTGGCCAGTTTTGTTCTGATTACCAGGAGTTGAGTAAATTTTCTATATATATAGGGAATATAGGGATTTGCCTGGGTTTTGTCCAAGTTGTACATGCAGTGTCCGACACCACCATCACAAGACCCAACGACATGTATAATAGACCGCGTCGCGAACATGTATCCTAATGAAGGAGATGGGCCTTCTATATTTTCGACCCCTCTTGCTTCACCGCAGCTCCCACGGCTGGCTGAAACTACGCTACCTCAACACCGCATAGTAAACTCAAACAACTTACGAGTATCGACACATGCGGCGCCCCGGCCAGCCGTGGGTATAATTCTTGATTCGAGGATAGACCCCATGCTCGAACGTGACTACCAACGCGGACTCATCTCCAGGATCGAGGAACGCCTTCCTGGCTGCCTCATCCTCAAGAACGATCCGAACCACAATCAGGGCATACCCGACCTGATCATCATATTCGGATCCAAGTGGGCCGCACTCGAGGTCAAGAGAAGCGCAGATGCTACTCATCGACCGAACCAGGATCATTTCATCGACAAGCTCGGTGAATGGTCCTTCGCATCATTCATATACCCAGAGAACGAGAAAGGAACGCTCGATGAACTGGAACGTACACTCAAGGCTGGAGGGCCTGCACGCATTTCTGAGCGCCAGCAAGCACAGTTGGGTCAACTACGACGACGAGAAGCTGGGCGAGGCATTCAGGACAGCACAGGCGGCAGCGATGGGGACCAGGCTTCACGCCCTGGCCGCAGAGCATATTCGCCTAAAGATGCGGATGCCGAGGAACAAGGCCACCTTCAACGCCTACGTGAACGACGCCATTGGCTACGGGCTTGATCCTGAGGTCGTTCTATATCACAGCGAGAACGCATTCGGGACCGCCGACGCCATTGGCTTCGACGAGAAGAAGCACCTGCTCCGCATCCACGACCTCAAGACCGGCGTGACTCGCGTCAACATGGTCCAGCTTCATATCTACGCGGCACTGTTCTGCCTGGAGTACGAGAAGCTGCCCGGCGAGATCAACGTCGAGACTCGCATCTACCAGAACGACGATATTCTGGTAGACACCCCCAAGCCCGACGACATCGCCCATATCATGGACAAGATCGTCTGGTTTGACAAGCTCATCGAGGAGATCAAGACCGAGGAGAACTGATGCCCTCCGATATCCTCAAACACTACGGGACTAAACGACACTCGGGTCGCTATCCCTGGGGATCTGGCAAGGATCCATATCAGTCAGCCCAGGGCTTCCTCGCCGAGCGAGACAAACTCAAGGCTCAGGGCATGTCCGAGGTCGATATTGCCAAGGCCTGGGGCATGAGTACCACTGAGTATCGTGCTCTGAACAGCATCGCTCGTGCCGAGAAGAAGGCGGGCGATATTTCTCGAGCATCCCGTCTCAAGGACGCCGGTCTGCCCAACACGGAGATCGGTCGACGCATGGGACTCAACGAATCCTCGGTTCGTGAGCTTCTCAAGCCCAACGCATCATATCGCAAGGACGAGATCACCCGGGTCAAGGATATTCTGGCCGACGAGGTGAAGCAGAAGAAGTTCATCGAGTACGGTCTCGGCGTTGAGCAGAACCTCCAGTGTTCGTCGACATCTTTGAAAACCGCCGTCGAGGCCCTGAAGGCTCAGGGATATACTACTCACGACGTCAAGGTCAAGCAGGCCAACAGCGATAACTACACCATTCTAAAGGTTCTCGCCCCTCCCGGCACCAAAGCTGCCGATATTCATGCGCAGAGGGACAAGATCCGCACTCCTGGTGTAGTCATCGACGAGAAGGGGCTGCTGTCGACTGGACTTCGTACTCCTCGAGCCATATCTTCGAAGAAGGTCGCTATCAAGTACGCCGAAGACGGTGGTACTGACATGGACGGGGTTATTCTGCTCCGTCGTGGAGTCAAAGAGCTCAGCCTCGGTGGCTCCAACTACGCCCAGGTGCGTATTTCGGTTGACGGAACGCACTACCTCAAGGGCATGGCCATGTACTCGGATGATATTCCGAAGGGCAAGGACATAGTCTTCAACACCAACAAGAAGAAGGGGACACCCATGCTGGGCTCCAAGGACCACACGGTCCTCAAGCCCATGAAGGATGATCCCGAGAATCCGTTTGGTGCGGTCGTTAAACAGAAGTTATTTAAGGACCCGAAGACCGGCAAGAAGGAACTGAGCGCACTCAATATTGTGAATGAGGAGGGCAAGTGGGACTCATGGTCCCAGTCCCTGGCCTCACAGTTCTTATCCAAGCAGTCCCCTAAATTGGCTAAGCGCCAACTTCAGGCTGTCCGTGACGAAAAGCGGAAACAGCTCGATGAGATCATGGGCCTTACGAACCCCGTTATTCGTAAGCGGATGCTCATGTCCCTGGCTGATGACTGCGACTCGGCTTCGGTACATCTCAAGGCCAAGGCTCTCCCAGGTCAAGCGTCTCAGGTGTTATTGCCGATGCCCCATCTCAAGAAGGGTGAGGTATATGCTCCTAACTATCGGGACGGTGACGTTGTTAGTCTCGTGCGTTATCCTCATGGCGGGACTTTCGAGATTCCTACGCTCACTGTTAACAACCGAGGTAAGAAGTCTCGAAGTATTCTTGGCAATGCTAGGGATGCTATTGGGATCCATCCTTCTGTCGCTGAGCGTCTTAGCGGTGCTGATTTTGATGGCGACTCCGTCCTGGTAATTCCCAACAAGGGAAAGACCAGGATTCGTTCCACCGCCCCACTCAAGGGATTGAAGGGATTCGACCCCAAGAGAACATATCCTGGGTACCCTGGTATGAAGAGGATGTCGGATACTCAGACCCAGATGGGTAAGGTGTCCAATCTTATTACTGACATGACTCTCAAGGGTGCCAGTGCCGATGAATTGTCCCGGGCTGTTCGCCACTCCATGGTTGTTATTGATGCCGAGAAGCATAATCTCAACTACAAACAGTCCGAGGTAGACAACGGCATCGCCGCATTGAAGAGGAAGTACCAGGGTGGCGCCGATAAAGGGGCAGCTACTCTTATTTCCAGGTCCAAGGGTGTTCAGTATGTACCCCATCGCAAGCCACGCAGTGCAGCGAAGGGCGGTCCATATGATGCAGCCACCGGTCGAAGGGTCTACGAGGAGACTGGCGAGTCCTATATTAACAAGCAGGGTAAGCTAGTCAAGAAGCAGACCAAGACCACCCGGATGGCAGAGGCTACCGATGCTAGGAAGCTGTCCTCTGGTACACTGATGGAGGGTATTTACGCACAGCACGCCAATGAATTGAAGGCCATGGCCAACGATTGTAGGAAGCGTGCCATTTCAACCCCCGCCATCAAACGAGACCCCCGGGCTGCTAAGAGCTATGCCCCTGAAGTTGCCACCCTCCGCGCTAAATTAAACCGGGCCCTCAAGCAGAAGCCCCTAGAGCGGCAGGCACAGCTAGTGGCACAAGGTGTTGTGCAGAAGAAGCTTGAATCAAATCCAAATTTGACCAAGAAAGAACGGGCTAAGCTTGAGGCCATGGCCATCAAGACCGCCCGCCGCCGTCTCGGTTACGATAGAGAAGGCACAAGAGTGGTCCCCACCCCTCGTGAGTGGGAGGCCATCCAGAAAGGTGCTATATCTAACTCGATGATGGAGCATATTCTAGCCAACTCTGATCTTGACACCATCAAGTCACTGGCTTTGCCAAAGGAGAAGCTTCCTCTTGCTGGTGCTCAGAAGGATCGAATCAAGACTCTTCGATCTAACGGAGCCAACACAGCACAGATCGCTGAGGCATTGGGCATTTCTACAGCTAGAGTTAGGGAGTACCTGAATGGCTAGCCTTCTGTCCATTGTCAACTGTCCATTGTCCTTGAATAGAGGTGCTTAGACCCATGCTACGCCTAGCACTCACTACCGAGGACAATCCTTACGATCCTTTCGATGAGTTCGAAGAGTGGTTTAACTTTGATGTAACTCAAGGTTACCACACCTGCGCCTACCTAGCACGGGTCACTACCACTAGCACTGACCTCACCGAAGCCGATCAAGTCGAAGCAACGAATGAAGCGATTGAAGAGATTCTTGAACTCAACTTGACTGGAAACTATCAAGTTGTTGAACGAGAATTCTGACGAGCTTTCGTCCATTTCGTCCATTCTGAACTTCAAAAGAGGGGGGACAGGGCCCGCAAAATGGCCCACCCCCCGTC